CGCCCACCGTGGTGCCGAACAGGAAAACAAAAGTTTTATGATTGGTTTGTAGCTCCAAGTTGTCGGCCAGCCATGCTTCGGCGTCGATGCGCAGTGCCTGCAAGTGGCGCTTGTCAGGATGCACTACGATCCAGTCATCCATATACCGCACGTACCAGCGCTCCTGGCGGCGGCACTTCATCCACTGGTCTAAAGCGTCCAGATAGATGTTGGCGAACAGCTGACTAGTCAGGTTTCCGATCGGAATGCCTTTGCCAGGTGTTTCTGGCTCACTGTAGCTATGAATGATTTCCTCAATCACGGCCATGATGCGCTTATCGACTATTCGACGACGCAGCAGGTTGAGCAGTATCTCGTGGTCAATGCTGGCAAAATACTTCCTAATGTCTGCCTTGAGAACAAACACTTCACCGTGTTCTCGCAGGCATTGGCGTAACATTTCTTGCGCTTTGTCGGCACCTGCGTGTGTACCTTTCCCTATGCGGCAGGCATAACTGCCCGAAACAAATCTCGCTTCCCAGATTGGCTCTATGGCAGCAAAGATGGCGTGCTGGACGACGCGATCGCGAAATAGTCTTAGCGCCGTGATCTTGCGGCGCTTAGGTTCGGTTACATAAAAGCTGCGGTATCCGCCGCACCGGTATTCTCCCCATATCAGCTCGTTTTGCAGCTGTATCAGATTAGCCTCAAGGTCACGCTCAAAATGCCTGCAAGGCCAGCTCTTGCGCTTGCCTTTGCGCGCCCGTAAATACGCGTGATAGAGCGATTCAAATGTGATTATTCCATCAAAGATGCCGTTAAATGTTTTTGCCATGCCGTGCTCTAAATAGTGGGCGAGCGCCACAGGCCTCCCTGTTGCGGGTACTACGCGCAGCGCTCTAAATATTTTTCGGCTCCTGCCGTGGATCTGGCGTCCTTTCAGTTGAGCGCTGGATGAAAAGCCTTGGCCCTTCAACTTCTGGCCCAACAAGAACTGAGAGCGGGGGCGAAACCCGATATTCGAGTTCGAATTCGTGCGGGCGTTGTTGAGGTTCAACGCGCCCAGGCCGGCATTGCCGGCATTGTTGCGATTGCCGCCACGAACGGGAGCCACTTAACGCCAGACCCTTTTGACTACCTTCCTTTTCTTTTGTGACTGCGGTTTTTTGGCAGCCTCATGCTTCATCCATTGCATCCACTTGCCCAGGTAATTGCCGATTTCAGTGGTGTGGCGTGACCATACTTCGTACTGCTTGAAAGGCAGGAATTCCAGGTCATGCGAGAGCCGCACAAGTGAGCGCAGCAAATCCAGCTCTGCGTCCAGATCCTGCATGGTCGTCTTTTTGTAATAGCGGCGATTACACACAATCACCAGGCGCAAAATGGTGTACATGCACTGCCGTATTTCAGCAGACAGAACGTGCTTTTCAGATTTTGGAAATTGACGCAAAGCGGCATAGCCGTAATGGATCATTTGTTCAACTTTGAGCCTGATCTGTAAATCTTCTTGCTGCATTGTTGGGGCCTAATACGCCCCGCTATCGCAGGGCAAGCGGATGACTGATGTGCAGATTACAGATTGCGAAAGCGGGGGCGAAACCCGATACCCGTGATCGAAGTCGTGCGGGGGCTGCCGAGGTTCAACGCCCCCAGGCCGGCACGGCCGACAGTGTTGCGATCGCCGCCACGGAACGGGAGCCGTTCCCCCGATACGTTAACGTAGAGTCGGCCTATCGGGTCATTAATACCCTTGGGAGCCACCAGTGCCCTTTTTAGGGCCTCACTAGCTCCGGTAGTATTTAATGAGGACCAAGGGTTACTGTCGTCAATGTCAAAACCACTATCTGCATACAAGCTCTCAATCGGAATGTCATTATCAGCACTCAAGAAAACTCGTCCGTCTACAATTTTCATGCCACTGCACCACTCCCAAACATTCCCCACCATATCCGAGATACCCGAGTAGGTGCCATCGTGCCTCCAATAGGCTGGGCCACTACCCGTAAGAATCTTACCAACACCGCTAGAACTCCCTACAACACCACCCTCTTGACGTGTCCCCACCTCCCAGCGATTGTCATGGTGGCGTCCGTAATTGGTGTTGCCACGACTCTCAAAACCATTTGCCAAACTCCACAATACTATAGCTGCCCAATCCCAATTAGTCTGGATATCAAAACCTGTGCCAGCATTCTGACAAGCTGTGCGGGCATTGTCGTAATTTATACTAACTGCTGGTGCTACTCCCGGTTGACTGACAGCTTCACCATTAATTATAGAAGCTTGGTAAGCCCCCACCCAGATTTCTGAGTCTTCAACACCGTCAAAAATGAAAGCTTCATGTACACCTGTACCAATCTCACCACCACTCACAACATCTTCACAGAGGAACTGGGGAATCCTTGTAAAATACGATGGGAGTCCATTAGCTGTGTAAAACACAGTCATATTGCCACCTGAAGCAGCCTCCACAGACCGGCGGAGACCGTCCAGCAGGGCCGGAGCTTTAGTGTATTGAGTATGCGGGTCAGGCAATGCAACGTGGTCATTAACAGCCTGCCCAATACTGATAAGGTCTTCATTCCGCCAATCAATATCAGTGGCCTGAATCCTGTATCGTCCATCGACAACGTAAAAACTACCATACCCATTGGCGTCAGTATTAAACGGATTTGATTTTGGTGTAACGCTTCCGGCGTCTGCGAACAATGCAGCCAGCCCGTTATCAGACTCGCGCCGAACAGTGACAGATAGGCCAGGCTTTACGTTACCTGAAGCGTCAGTGAATGTTCTTTGAAAATGCGCCAGTGCCATATCAGTTACTCCAGCCGGTTGTTATGTCGTAGTCAGCAAGCGCTTGGCCGCTGAGAGTCTGCATTGCGTCCTTGTGGCTCCACGCTGTCGAATAGTGCGCGGATATAAAGGCGCTGACCGCAAGGCCCATCAGGACAGCGTCATTCGGTGACAGGTCGTGCGTTACGTTCTCAGCGTCTCTGAACGAAATAGTCTCGCTGCTTCCCATAGATGCCAGAGATTGCCCCGATGCTGCCACGCCCATCACGTTGCGAACGTCGCTTTCATTTCTCAGCTGGATTGTGCCAAGGCCGTCAGAGAAGTCATAAGGCAGGCCGCTTGCGATTACCTGCACTCTTAGCGCGTCCACTTCTTTCTTGCGCTGTGCAAGCGTAGGTAGCGGTGCAACGTAGGGTGCTGCCGATGCCTGTGCGTCGGCAAAGAGTAGGCGTCCGCGTTCCTCTGGGTCGTCAGGGGAGGCGGTGAAGGGAATAGGGCCGTAGACAGGATGGTTTATTTCCATGTCTATGGTGCCGGATGCTTTGAACACTGGGTTTGTGTATTTTGTCATTATGCAATCCTCAAGAAAACTGTGGATCTAAGATTCCCGACTGTACCCATGGCGCGCCATGTGCCAGAAGGAGAAGAGCCACCATCGTCAACAGAGTCTGAATACTCAAGATCGTTACCAGCTTTGTAATCTCCGGCAGTTACGTTTCCCTGTACCACTTTTAGAAAAGCATAAGTGCCAACCGCCCCGGTAGCCGCCCCAGAAGTCCGGCCCAGAACCCAATCACGCTCATCTGTGCCAGTTTGAAATTTCTCTGAACCGAGAGTTGCGTCCACAACATTGGCATTATCAACGCTGTCTGTATCCATCGCCGCGTTCTCAATCCTGGGCGCACCCGCCGCCCCTTCGGCAAGCGCCGTCACGTTATCCCTTAAAGCCAAACCATCAACCGACCGTATCGGCTTGCCCGGTTCTAATGCCGCATCTGTAATCGTTGTCCAAGTTGCCATTTAATCAATCCTCATTGCCAAGAATATCCATCGTCGCCGTTTGGCATTAACCCAAACGCATCGCCCCAGAAAGAGCCAGTTAAGCGTTCCGATTCACTGGCGTTTTCGTATGTCGGTGCATCAGACACCATCCAAAAAGCGGCTTTGTCTTGTGCCCCATACTCGAACCGTTGTAGTTGATACTCCGTGACCTCACCGCTTACCGTTTCCTCTGCGCTGATAACCTGCCAACGTAAAATCCTTGGCGCTCCGGTTACATCAACAACACTATCAACAGTTACATCAGCCAAGTCGCCTGTCCACATCGACCGGTCTTTGGCGTCCAGCGCAAAGGCTATGTATTCGGGCGTATCCCTGAATCGTGATAACAGTCTGACCGTTGTTTGTATAGCGACTGCGTCTGTCTGAATCCACCGGCTGTATATCTTTCTGATTCTCCGTTCACCGTATTGTAACTCAGACTCTGCGTCACCATCTAGACGAACTCTTACGCGCCGGTAATTCTGTTCATCATCCAGTTTTTCCACCGGATTTCTCTGACCAAAGAATACCCATACCTGGCTGATCCGTTCTTTCGGCTTTGCCTTTAGTTCAAAAGTGCCCGCCAAGATGTTTTTGAAGTTGTCTATCGGCTTCACAAAGTCACCCGCTGCCGGGCGCAACGCCCTGAGCTTTATCTGCTCGTCTCGCTCGTCCCACCAGATATAAAACAATGCCTGTTCTGTAATCTCGCCAAGCAAGTCAGTGACGCCTGTGGGCTCTGTGATTAACGCAGACAGCCTGAACTGCTCAAGCCATACCGATGCCTCTGCACTCCAGTCTGACAAAGGAATAAAGCCAGAAGGCACAGCGCCGTAAGTTGTCAGCAGGTCGTTGGTCAGATCATCTGGCCGGATGTTGGTGTACTCAAGGCAAAGCTGCACCCGGTCGCCTTCGTCGTGGCTTTCTGGATCAGTGCCGTTGATAGATCGTGTGACGCCCGTTATGTTTATTTCTGTTTCTGATATTGTGCTAACGCCCGTGTACGAAAATAGCTCTTTGTTGATACGCACTTTGCCTGGCGCAGGATACTCTGATGCAATGCCGCCTGTTATCCGCATAGGGTCCATGCTGGCAGTGTCTGAATAATCAACAATCAATTCGCCTGTTGACGCTATCGGAGCTTGAGCCTTGTCATTGTCAGCCAGCTTCAGCACGTCTTTTGCTTTGATGGTTACATTCTGATTACTATCTGGCCCGCTGAACGTGTCGATCAAGTATGTACGCTTGCCCATATCAGCAAGAGCCTGCCCAACATACCCGTCATAAACGCGGATTATGTAGCCCGTGTAATACGGGTTGCGGGCCAGCCACTTGCTCCAGTATGATCCCCTGTCTGTAGCAATGTAGCCGCGCTCAGTCCGGTACTTATCAACCAGCACGTCAGAATATGGGTGATCCTTGAATGACACTGAGAGCTCAGCTCGAACACCTAGCGGTCCTTTTGATTTACTACCACCAACAACGTTAATCTGAGTCGGGCTTGTGCTGACAGACTGCAATGAAGGCACGCAAAAGATACCCTCTGGCTGTGTTGCTTGTGGTTTGCAGAACCTCAACAGCAATGGCTCAGGGGCGTAGTTCGGCAAGTCCTGACAGGTCTTTGAGGTGTTAAAACATTTGATGCTGCCGGTAACGCCAATGGCTGCCGTGCATGGCGACACGCCGTACTCCAAAGAGCACAGCGGCTGTTCGATTTCAATGATCTGTAATGGCTCGCGGCCAATCGTGTTCTCACTCATCGGCATAACCTTCGACGCTCATAGACACATCCATGTAATCAAGGACGCCCATGTTAGAGGGAGTGATGTCGTTCGTTGACCAGCAGTAACCTAACTCATTCGGAAACTTTGACGGCCTCCATGCAATAAAGAAAGGCTTGTTTCTAGCCGCCTTCACAAACGGGTCGAAGTTGTCTCGATACCACTGTGCTTTAAGATGTTTCCATGCAAAGCCAGTTTGTAACCCATTCCGGATAGTTGAGCTGCCAAGGAACTGCCCATCTTGTGACTTAGTTGGCCGCTTAACGGTGCGCCTGCCAAGCGTTATAGGTGTGTGCCCTGAGTATATAGCGCGCTGCATTGCCAAGGCCACGCCCAAATAGATCACGCCTATCTGAGGTGCTGTGGAGCCTGCCACCGACACTCTGAAATAACGGTCTGTTACTTCAGCAAAGATCACCATTATGGCGCTGCTATCTGCAGGCGAGACGGTTTCTATCGTTGTCCAAGATGAGTTGTCTGAGCTGTGCTCAACAGTAACCGTTGAACTGCTTGCGCCCAACGTGTGGGCAGCTATACCGATATAATCAGCAGGCTTTTCCGTGCCGTTATCAATCGTGATGCTGCCATTGCCAGACGTGGGCTGCCAGCGCTCAAACGTGTTCTCTCGCTGCACTGAGTCGACGGGCCATACAGCCTCCGCGCTCGTGGCCGTCACTGTTGCAGCAGGCACGAAGTTGTCATACCCGATGCGCGCGTGCGTAAGAGGCACTGATAGGCTGTTAACGACTACTGACGGGCTAACAACAAACGTCATATTATTTAGCCTGCAACATAAGTTACTGGTCCAGTGCTTGTTAAAGTTGCCGTAAATGTAACGGCTTCTTTAAACGCTTGGCCTTCTTTGTAGGGTCTAAGCATAAAGCTACCTGATATCCTAGAGCCGTCTCCGTACGTTATTGTAACATCTTCTGTTAATGCTGACCTACCGGCAGCTTTAGCTTGGCGCAACACTGCAGATTTTGTTACTCCTGAAACTTCAATTGTTACGCTGGTTTCTGCGTCCTCTTGCAAAAGCGTTTGTATGCCGTTGTTTTCATTTGAGGTTATGTTTACAGCCTCACCGTTTAGGGTTATTGATTTTTCTCTTACTCCTAGTATCCGAGTTCCGCCCCAGTTTAATACAACCTTTCGTCCGTAGCCGCTTGAGCCACCGGGCACTCTTGGCGTGATTGATGGGCTAATAACAAAGCTCATACCGTATTCAGCCTTATGCGCATACCGTCTTCCTGTAAGTCGTTGATCTGCTCGACCAGGCCAATCACTGTTCGCCGGTCGAAGTTCTGGCCCGTGATGTTTAGGTTGGCGACCATCGTTTCAGTAGGGGGCTTGACAGGCTCCGATTGGTTGTTGATGCCTTGGGTAACGCTGCCCCCGCCACTTCCGCCACCTGAGCCTCCGCCGCCGCCCCCGCCGCTAAAGCTGGCTGATCTGATCTTCTGAATCTGTTGGAATGTCGCCAAGCCAGCCGCCGCACCATAAGCCGCACCAAGTGCAGGACCGCCAATTGAAGCGCCGACTTTATATGCACCCGTGATCGCCGCGTAACCATCAACAACAGCTTGAGCCAGTGCAGCCGCCTTGCCGATCTCAAACATTTTTCGGCTTTCTGAATTCATCAAAGTGGACATTGCGCTAAGGGCATCGCCAAGCGCCTTCTTTTTAAAGGCTGCCTCAGTGGCCGCTAGTTTCTTTCGAGCGTCGGAAGCTTTATCTTCAATAGAGGTGAGCTTATCTTCTTCCCGTTGTTTCTGACCGGCAGCCTGATCCGCCCACTCCTGCTTGGTGATTAACTCATTTTCAAGTGCCGTGTTTAGATCTTCATTTTCAAGGGCAAACTTTTCAAGCGTTAATTCTCGCTCTGACATGTTGGCTTCGCGAATAAACTCAAGGCGCTTTTCCAGCTTATCCCTTTCTGTGTCAGTTATAGGTTCGCCTTCTGGTTCGCCTTCTGGGGCATCTTGATCGCCTGGCGTGTTGGTTCCTCTGCCGCCAGTAGTTCCGCCCGTGATCTCAGCGGCAGCTGCAGCAGACGCTTCAGCGGCCTCTTGCGCCTCAACCACCAGACGCTTGAACAGGTCACCGTTAAGGGGCTTCATCAACTCATCATTGAGCGCTGACTGGAGCGTCCCTATTTCATCCTTTGTATCATTTATCTGGCCCTGTATTACGAGACCAAAATCTGACATCCCAAGAAAGTCTTCTTTAACGCCGGGGATATTGTTTATCAGTCCGATTAGCTCGTTTATTGCAGCCGTCGGGATCTCAACAATCTCCCGCGCAATTTCAAGTAGACCTATCCTGAAGGCTAGAGCGAACTGGTCGACGGCTGTCTCTGACTCAAGAAGTTTTCGGTCCATAGCGTCAAGGGCGTTGGCTACTATAGCTATACCGTCGACAACTACGTTGAATGACTTGGCCGCCGCCTCCCCCAAACGCCGCCGGCATCCTCCGCAAGCCCTAAAAACTGACGACCTAGTGCGCTTACTAGTGGCGATATTTCCGCCGCCATCTGGTCAGAGAAAGCCCCGAATACCGACGTTACACGGTCAATCTGTGCGGCTGCGTCCGTGATGTTCTTTGCGTCAATGTCTGAAAGGGCAAGGCCAAGCGCTTCAGCCTGCCTGGCCTGTTCAGCCATAGCTGCGCCGTTGTTTCTCAGAAGCGGTAGCAGTCTTGTAGAGTCGTTCGCAATAGCCTCCATGAAAAAGGTCATCTCACTTTGAGACAAGTTTGCTTTCTCTAGGCTGCTTACATATAGCTGAAGGGCATCCGGTCCTGATAACTTCCTGAACTGTTCTGCCGTTACTCCGACTTGGGGTGCTATTTGCTCAAAAAAGTCTGCCATGGGGCCGCCGCCCGTGGTGATGAAGTCACCAACGCGATCTGACATATCCTTGAGAATGTCGGCAAGCTGTCCGCTTTCAACGCCAACTGACTTGGCCCCGAAGGCCATCTTTTGAAATGTTGCAACAGAAGAATTGGCAACTCGCGCTAAGCCGACCACTTCCCTTGCTGCTTCGATTGACTTAACAGCCAATACGCCAACGGCAATACCGGCAGCCGCTGTTGCCGCGCCATACTTGGCAACTGTACCAATGCCTTGCTTAAGGTCATCCGATAGCTGATTGACGGTTCTCCTGGAGCGGCTAACAGCAGCATCAAGGTCGTCAGTGTTCGCGCCAATGATTACTTCAATGCCAGCCATTATTCATCTCCGTAGGCGTCTGCGTAAATGGCGGCAACCTCTGCACCGTTCATCCCCCCGGCATATCGTTC